TCATGGGATCCCCATAAGCTTGTGTGTTTGCAGGCTCACGCGCCAACTCGGATTTTCGAGGCAGTACTCTACCGCGAGCTTCGTGTTTAAAGCTCTGTCCGGGCCGTCCATTGGTTGTAAAAAGAAATGCTCAAAATGTAGATGCTCAAAGGCGCTCGGCTTTGCGTTTTCTTGTGGGAAAACGAGCTTGAGTTCATTGCCCTTCTGCTGCACCAACCGGCTGCCCGCCTTCGGACTTACGCAAATCCAGTCGATGCCCGGGAGAGCCGGAAGCGTTCCATTGCTTTCGATTGCAATCTCAAATCCCAGCGCCTTTACCTCCCGCAGCAGGTCGGCATCTAGCTGCAGAAGCGGCTCGCCCCCCGTCATCACAACATACTTGCGATCCGATGCATTAGTCCAAGCGCGATCTCCCTTCCAAACGAGGTCAATGGTACGCGCCAGCGCAGCTGGCGTTTCGAACTTACCACCACCCTCCCCGTCCGTTCCCACGAAATCGGTATCGCAAAATTTGCATATGGCAGAGGCTCGATCTGACTCTCGACCGGACCACAGATTACAGCCCGCAAAGCGACAGAACACTGCCGCTCGCCCGGATTGGGCGCCCTCACCCTGCAAGGTGTAGAAGAGTTCCTTGACTGAATAAGCCATCACAGATCTCGCCTAAGACCAAGGTCGGCTGTAGTAAATCGATCGAAGCCCTTGGCCCGAATCTCGCAAGCCGGGCAAGCTCCACACCCCCATCCCCATACATGTCGATGGGATCTGTCACCCAGGTAGCAGGTATGAGTGTGCTCGATGATGAGATCAACCAAGGGCTTCCCCCCAATCGAAGCCGCCAGATCCCAAGTCTGGGCCTTATCGATCCACATCAACGGCGTATGAAGCACGAACCGAGTGTCCATTCCGAGATTAAGGGTCGCTTGCAACGACTTGATGGTGTCGTCTCTACAGTCTGGATATCCAGAGAAATCAGTTTCGCACATCCCCCCGACGATGTGCTTGATGCCACGTCGATATGCGATGCAGGCGGCAGCGGTCATGAAAAGCAGATTCCGGCCCGGCACAAAGGTACTCGGCAGATTGTTTGCTGTAATCTGAATTTCGACGTTTCGCGTCAGGGCGGTCTCACTCAGTAAGCCGAGCACACTGAGATCCACGAGGTGATCCTCGCCGAGGGCAGCAGCCCACTCAGGAAATGCAGCGAGGATTGCTTCTCGAACAGTGCCGCGGCATTGAAGTTCGATTGCATGACGTTGCCGGTAATCGAATCCCACGGTCTCGACACACGAGAACTTCTCAAGTGCCCAGGCCAAACAGGTGGCGGAGTCCTGCCCGCCTGAAAAAAGGACAAGGGCACTTTGCTGATTCAAATTCATTTGCACTCCTAACCGGTCGCTGCCTTACGGACGAGATCGATGGTGGGCTCTTGGAGGCTATGATCACGATTGGTCTGCCGAACCAGCCGGTCGAGATGATCGGAGAGCAATTGGATATCCGGATGAACGCTCTGAAGCTCGTTCCACGCTCGTTTACGTACATTGTCAGAGTTTCCGAATGACCAGACGCCCTGCGTCCAATGAGTTTGCCCGCTGATATTTTTCAGAACTTCGCGGAAGTCTGCAAACGTACGAGCCCCACAGACATGGAAGGCCACCTCCATGACCCGCCCCATTGAAATAATGCCAACGCTATGGACCAGCCGCGATGTTTTCGGAGAAAGTCCGACCCAATCCTTCTTGAAAACCTCCTGTATTGCTCCGTAGAAGTCGCTAACTAGTCCAAAGCATCGCTCGTCCCCATCGGGGCTTTGTGCGAGGATACGAAGAGCACCGTGCGATCGCGAAGCCATGATGACACGCTGAATTGCATTACTCGCAATGACTCCTTCGGGATTCGTATGTAGCCTGATCTGCCGATATAAAGTGGAATTTCGATCAAAATTAAGCCGCTGCGTCAAAGCCGAAGCCATAGACCGAGAAGACATTCGTTCTGGCAGGCTCGCGATACCGGGGAGCAGCTCATAGATGAGCTCTTTCGGGAGAGGGCGGGTATTGTTGATGAGTATGAACTGACGACGGAGTTCTTCTTCGTTCTGACAGATAATTCCGGAGACGAAGACCTGAAATGACTTATCCGTTAGCGGAGCCAGAGCACTTAGTCGCTGCTGTCCATCGACAATTAGCCCCGGAGGGCCATCAGAGACGTCAATTTCTACTTCGACGATACTATCTTTGACCTGCGTCACTGTGACCCGGTCGGTAAAAGCAACAACAACAGAATTCGGGAGGACTGCGTCCTCACGCTCCAAGTAGTCCCGGATTTCTAAAATGTGAGACGCGATTTGAGGCCTTTGAAATCCTCTAAGCGTTCCACTATCGCCGCGGCCTGCGCGCTCAATCCTGCCCATGGCGAAAACCTCTGCAGCGGTTGCAGCGAAGGAAAACACGACGTGCTGTGGGCTCTGCGCAGCTCTAACTGCAGAAAAGACTAGCTTGTTTGTCATAGTTGTCTGCCTTCTCTAGCCCTTTAACGTGGTTGTAGAAAACGTGCAGGTTGTGAATGCCCCGACGCTTGTTGCGATTGCTCGATCGGAAGATAATAACCTCGATCGATATCTCTCGGCAGATCGCGCACCTGCAATCTTTCCAAGGCTTCGATTCCAGAGTTTGGCGATAACGCGAGCGAATATCTAAGAGCTTCTTCTCGGATGCTGACGCGTCATCTGCATGAGGGCTCATCAGCAACACCTCAGAATAGCGTGTCACGGCATCGAGGGTGCCCTCGATGTCGGCCTGCCCCCGATCGAACCGGCGCAAGGTATCGAGAGCTTCACGCTCCAAGGCTAACAGTTCTTCTTGTGTAATCCGCCCAGACTTGACGAGACGCCCCAAGGTAAGATTTTCCAACGCCTGCGGAATGCGGATTGCTGTGAAGTACTTGAGCTTTTCGTCGCCAGCAGGAAGATAATAGTTGGATTTCTGGTCCTTGAACGCTCTCAATAACGGTGAGGTCGTATCAAAGCTCGTGATGTTGTGCCGCTGAAACTCGAAAATGTTGTCTGCTTTCGCAAATCCGAGAACATGAATCCGGGTAGTTGGTTTGATTTGTCCCCTGATCGCGTCGAGGCACCTGTGGATCGCGTCGCTTTTCAATGGCGCCATGCCTCCAAGGGCAAGATATGTGTAACCCATAGCCTCCAACTTCTGCGCTGCGCGTCCCATCGAATCTGGTGACCACCCCTGCACGACGCCCATTGGCGTAAAGCCTGGCCCCAAAGTCTTGGTCGAAGCGAGAAATTGTCGCGCATTTTCAATTGTGATTTCGAAGCGACGACGAGACTCTTCGGTTCCACCCGCCATGCCCACGACGCTCTCGTCGAATTCGAAGATCACGTGGTCGACTGAGCAACCGTGAGTAAAACCAGCCTCACCGTAGAACTCGGTCATGTCCTCCACGGAAATTGGGGGCTCAGGATCCCGGTGGTACGAAAAGGCTCCGGAGTCGCCGATTACCCATGTCCCTGGAAACTTTTTCTCAGTGAAGCGAAGAAACTCGCGCGCACCTACAAGGCGAAAACGCATTGCTTGCGGCAGAGTATACTTCCCCCGCATGACGATGGCATGGGATACCAGAAGTCCGCTGTATGGCGCATAGCCAAGTATCTCATGAGGATATTCGTCGTCCCACTGAGGCTCACGATTCGTAGGCGACCTGTCCGCGAGAAAATCGTATCGCGGATCCACGAAATCGAGGCTATCGGCGTATATAAACTTCATGCGACCCTATGAGACAAATTGAAGTCTAGCCGAACCAAGAGGTCGGCAAGTCCCCGAACATGCTTTGGTACATTCTGGACTTCATCCCATTTGAGGCCTAGGCCTTCCCAAGTTCCTGATGTCCAGTGGCAGTGTGGGCGCAGCCGACGTAGAGACTGCCTGATCTCATTCTTAGGATCATCTCGCCCATGGAGTCGGGTCATGATTCGGTCCATCAGCACTCCAACCGCCTGAATTCCGGCAGAATGCATCAACCTGCTCCGAGTAGGCGGCTTACCCCATGCATCTGGAAACTCTTCACGGACTGTCTGCCAGAAGAGAAACATCGTCCGATACATCCCGTCGATGTCCTGGCTGCCATCATCTGACTGCCGATAAGGCGCGAGCGCTCCCAAGGGATTATTGATGCTGCTCGTCATGACCTTGATCAGAGCGGTGTCAATGATCACCGCCTTCTCACTATTCTCCTGCGACATCCGCCGGATGAGGCCAAAGAAAGGCGAGCTCTGATCTCGGTTCAACAGCGTGCAAAGCTCGCTTGGAATCTTCCGGATACTGAGCTCGCGCGGCAACTGCACACCGATCTCGGGCAGCAGTTCGTTTATCAGTCGCACCGGGAGTGGTCTCGCCTTGTTCACAAGAATGAATTGCTCGCGCTGAACATCAATGTCGCCCGAGATAAATGCGACCACAGGAACAAGGATCTGCGTATTCTTGGTTCGGGATAGCGCCAGCGAACGCTGCTGACCGTCTACGATCCACGCAGCCCGTCTTCCTTCTTCACGGATTGGAATAGATAGAGTACCGATTTGCGCGAGATCGGAGATGCCATCGGGCGTGGGCCCACGCGACTGCTTGAAGCTGACTTCTGGAGACAGGGCAAGAATGATCGCATTGGGAAAGAGGATATCTCCGCGATCAAGGTACTGAACGATGCCCTTGACGTGGTTCTGGATCTCTTTCCGCTGAAACCCCTTAAGACTGTCGCTCGCGTCCCGAGATACCCGAGAAATCTCCGCGATCCTCGTGATATCTGCCCCCTTAATGAAGAAGGAGAACACATGGACATGCTTGCCCTGCGTGGTCCGGAGCGCTCGAACGGAAATATTTGCAACTTTGCTAGGATTTTTCATTGGGACATACCCTCGCGACGCGGCGAAAAAGACCCGCAAATCGCCCCTGCTCGCACGCGATATTCTCGACATCACGCAAATAGCGAAGCCCTCGGCCTGACTTTCCTTCGATGCGGTTCCAATTTTTTTCGATTACGCGCATGATTTCGTCGTCAGTCTTTGTCTGACGGACATGCACCACCGGATCTCGCCAACTCGATAACGCCGCGAGAACAGCATTTGAATGCTCGCGGATAGATCCTCTCTTTGCCAAGCCGCTGTCGACAAAGTGCCTTAGGGCGCGTGAGGCAAAGTCGCTGCGCGTCCCGCGAATTGGACTATCTGGTCCGTCGAGGCGACCGTCATAGGGAAGTATCAGGCTTCGAAGTCGGTCATCCGCCAGTTTTGCTAACCCGAGTCCAACGATTCGCACTCGCGCCAGGTCGCGCTCTGGCAAACTATTCAAGTCGCTTCGAACCATCGGGAGATACCTGCTGGAGAGACCGATCAATATCAATGCGGCAGGAGTTGCCCTGACCAGGTCGGCCAACGGCGTAGGGCTTTCTGTCGACTGAATGCCCGACCACCAATCTTCATGGGAAAACCCGGAACTGATCGAGCGGCCAACGAAGTCTTCGCTGGCAGGCACGAGGGTGGCGCTGTAGCTAGCGATCTGATCGCTAGCACTCACCAGTCCGTACCCCGCAGATATAATGTAGAAGTCAGCATGACCCGCTTGCGACGCTTTATCGGCCTCCTGAAAGCTTCGTCCCCCATAAACACGGCGGGCTTCAGCTATCGGCTGAGCCTTTTCGCGCCGAGACCTCCATTGCTCCAGCAGCTCGCCCAGGTTCCCAGCACGCAGTTCGCGCGCCCGCAACTCAGGCGCGACCGGGAAGCGCTTTGTATCTGAGCACGTGGTGACGACAATAACCGACATGGAAGTTCTTTTAGCGTTATGCTAGTTATTTGGCCTAGATAGGTCAGCTAGATTGTAAGTTATTTAGCCCCGGGGTCCCCTAGCTTTCCAGTTGAAAGTCGCCCCCAGCAGTTATTCGCGACATCGGCAGTGGATAACTTCCGACAGGCTCTAGCTAGAAAAGCGGGTATCAGGATCGAGGCCCCCACGTCGCGGTCCCTCGGACTTCCTCAGCCTGTAGCTCGCTTACGGACAAAGGGGCTTAGGGATGGTCGCCAGTTGAAAGTGGGTTCACCAAAGTGCAGAGTCTCGGTACGAACTCGAAGCAAATCTTTGGGGTCTGAGCGGAGCCGTTTGTATGCTTAGCTCCCATTTCCTGCTTCCTCCTCATCGTATTCGTCCATTGCAAGGTCCAGAAGCGGCAACTGGTCTGGCGGTAACGCCGAGAGGCGACTTCGGCTGGCTGGCGTGAAGCCGAACTCCGACGACACCCTCATCATGATTTCGGCTTGCCGGTTTGCGATGGCGAGATGCGGGGACTGGATCGGGTAGCCAGTCGGCGACTTCACCATCATCCCGTACTTCTGGATCTGCTCCATTGCCTCAGCCCAGAGCGCATAGGCTCCGCAGTAGGTGGCAAGCGCGCCGCGATCGAGGTGCGTAACCAGGTTCAATTTCGAAAGTTCAGCGGTGATGCGGATCCTTTCCTGTCGGGCGATCGGACTGAGTTGCGGAGGACATTCTGGCATTGCCGGCTCTGGCCGCGGCTCATGGGAATTGAGAGGCCGTTTGCCTGGATTACCAGTCAGTGCCTTCAGTCGCGTAGGCTTCTGGGGACGGCCTCGCGTCATTGCGGTTCCTCAACAGCCGGAATTTCCTTCACTAGAGTATCGAAATTCAAGCCATCGCTGTCGCGCCTGGCTTTCTCCCCGGTGAAGGACTGCCACCGGCGGATCGAAAGGTCCACAAAGAGCGGGTCTAGCTCAATAGCCAGACAGACTCGCCCACATGATTACGCCGCGATCAGCGTCGTTCCGCTGCCGAGGAAGGGCTCATAGACCGCCTGGCGGGGCCGGAGTTGTTGAGCATAGGCCTGCGCATGCATTCGACGGCCTTTTGGGTCGAATGCTTGGTTTCGGCATCCTGCCCTCCGCTGCTGATGTTCCAGACAGTCGTTTGCTTGCGATCGCCAGTCCAGTTGCCCTGACCGCATACCAGCAGGGCTCATGCTGCCAATGATAGTCTCCCTGGCTCATGACTAAGCGCTCCTTGGCCCAGATGATCTGCGCGCGGATCGAAAAGCCGCTCTTGAGAAGGCTTTCGGCTACGATCGTCGAGCGTAGAGCACCATGCCAGACGTAAGCGATCTCGCCTGGATACAAGCCCAAGTAGGCGCCCAGTCGGCGATCTCGTCGTTTCGGATTTTTCCGGTCCTTTTCGACTTGTTGACGCCGCGGCGATGACGCCATTCCGGGTCGTACTCGACGCCATAGGGCGGATCGGTGACCATCAATTGAGGCAAGGCACCAGCCAGCAGTGAATGGACGAGAGCTGCGTCTCGACTATCGCCGCACGCAACGCGATGCGGCCCGACCCGCCAGATGTCACCAGGCCGGGAGACCGCGGCCTCGACGACCGAGGGGGTATCGTTCTCATCCGCTAAGCCACTTTCGACCCGTGACAGCGCGGCCGCCAACTCTTTTTTGCTAAAGCCAATAGATGCGAGATCGGCACCCAACGCAGACAAGTCAGCCAGTTCGAGACTTAGCATTTTGCTGTCCCAGCCCGAATTTAGCGCAATCCTTTTGTCGGCAAGCACCAACTGGCGGCGCTGCACCTCCGTTAATCCTCGGAGGACCACGATCGGCGCCTCCGTCAGACCGAGCTTACGAGCAGCGGCCAGCCGGCCGTGTCCCGCGATGACATCTGCGTCTTCGCTGACGAGGATCGGATTCGAAAAGCCGAAGGACCGAATGCTGCCGGCGATCTGGGCCGGGCTATGGTGCTCGTATTGCGCGCGTAGGGGATTAGCCGATCAGTATTCGATTTGAAGTCGCCCGTTCGCTTCTTCGGGGTACGTCGCGTTTTGCGTCATGTCTCGGCCTTTGCACATTGTGCTCTCATCGAGGCGCGCCCCTCCCCCTGGGGAATTTCGCGACAATTTTTCGAAGCCAGAGCCACTGAATTGATTCGCCTTTTGAGCAGGGCCGCGCGTAACCATCCCCGAGCCGCGCAAAGAAAAATAATGGTCCATTTTGCCTGCTGCTTAGTACGTTGAGGCAGACACGAGGAGCGACAGAACCACCCGTGCTTAAATTGTGTTGCGGCTTCAAAGTGTTGCATTTGGTGGCCGCACGGCTAAATGCTCGGCAGGGTAAGGCGTCCGAAATGCATCCCTTTACCGGCCTCAAAGTTTGCCTGCGCTGGAAAAAAATCCCTGAATGAGAGAGGCGCCGGTCCGCGCGGGCCTGTCGCACCGACTTTTAGACTACCCCCCATCCTCTGGCTCACCTTCGTATTCGTCTGTCAGATCGAGGAGCGGAAGCTGGTCTGGCGGTGGTACCGATATCCGACTGCGGCTAGCCGGCGTAAAGCCGAACTCGGATGCAACGCGCATCATGAGTTCTGCCTGTCTGTTGGCGATCGAAAGATACGGCGACTGCATAGGGTACCCCGTCGGCGATTTGACCATACTTCCATATTTCTGAATCTGAACCATCGCCTCTGCCCACAATGCATAGGCCCCGCAGTAGGTAGCGAGCGCTCCCCGATCGAGATGAGTGATCAGGTCCAGCTTGGCGAGCTCCGCAGTCAGGCGCATCCATTCCTGCCTCGCGAGCGGGCTGAGTTCGAGTGGGCAATCCGGCGCTGTGGGCTCGGGCCGCGGTTCGTGAGGATTGAGCGGGCGCTTCCCCGGATTGCCTGTCAACGCCTTCATCCTCGTTGGTTTCGGTCGACGGCCGCGCATTAGATCGCCTCTGCGACCAGCTCGACTTTGGACAGCAGTTCGTCGAAGATTATGCCGTCACTCGCGCGTTTAGCTTTCTCTCCCGTGAAAGCTTGCCAACGCCGGATCGCGAGGTCGACGAAAATAGGGTCGATCTCGATACCAAAGCAAACCCGACCGCATGATTGCGCCGCGATCAGCGTGGTGCCGCTGCCAAGAAACGGCTCATAGATCGCCTGTCCGGGGCTAGAATTGTTCAGCATGGGCCTACGCATGCACTCGACGGGCTTCTGAGTCGCATGTTCGGTCTGCGCGTCCTGCCCGCCGCTGCCGATCGTCCACAGCGTGGTTTGCTTGCGGTCGCCGGTCCAATTGCCTTTCTTGCGAACCGCGTACCAGCAAGGCTCGTGCTGCCAATGATAATCGCCCTGGCTCATGACAAGTCGTTCCTTGGCCCAGATGATCTGCGCCCGGATCGTGAAATGGCTCTTGGCAAGACTCTCTGCGACAACGGTGGAGCGGAGCGCTCCGTGCCAAACGTAGCTAATCTCGCCAGGAAATAGGTCCCACGTCGAAGTCCAATCCGCGATCTCGTCATTCTTGATTTTGCCCTTTCGCGCGGAATTGTTGACGCCTCTGCGATGACGCCACTTCGGGTCGTATTCGACGCCGTAGGGCGGATCAGTGACCATCAATTGCGGCACCGTGCCAGCAAGCAGCGCCTTCACGAGACCTTCATCCCTGCTATCACCGCAAGCGATGCGATGAGGACCGAGTAGCCAGATGTCGCTTGGCTGCGATACGGCAAGCTCGGTAACTTCTGGGACTTCATCCTCGCCTGTAAGGCCGCCATCGACCCGCGAAAGCGCTCGCGATAGTTCCTTGGTTGTGAAGCCAAGCATTGAGAGATCGGCGCCCATGCCTGAAAGATCAGCGAGGCTAAGCATTTCACCGTTCCAACCGGCGTTCAACGCGATCCTATTATCGGCAAGCACCAATTGGCGTCGCTGAAATTCGTTCAGGCCTGTGAGCACAATGACTGGCACCTCAACTAACTCAAGCTTACGCGCAGCCGCCAATCGCCCATGACCGGCAATGATATCGCCAGCCTCTCCGACTAGGATGGGGTTTGAGAAACCAAAAGCGCGAATGCTGGCTGCGATCTCCGCAACTTGCGCCGCATTATGTGTCCTCGCATTACGCGCGTACGGGATTAATCTGTCGAGGGGCCAGTATTCGACGTGAAGACGCGCTTCGGCCTCCACTGCGCCCAGTTCATTGTGCACGATCATCCTCATCCCACCTTAGCCTGAGTAAGCCTGCGTTTCAGCGGCAGCTGCGCAAACGCCAAGCGTGCGGCCAGGAGCTCGCGCTCTCCTAGTTCGCCATCCGCGCAGGCACGACAGAGCCGTTCGATCAAGTCGTCGTCCTTTTCGGAAAGACGCACCAAGATCTCGAAGCCATCATTTCCGAGTCTCTTAGCTACTTCCGCTTCAAAGAAGCCTCTTTGACGAGCGCTGTACTTAGTCGCTTGTATTGAGGGAGATTGACTAACTAGGATTACTGAAGAGGATTCCTCGACATTTTTGTCCGGCGGAGCAGCGCCCGTTTGTCCCGGGCTACGACCAGATTTGTCCTCATCCTCAGCCAAGAAAGTCGGCCTATATCGATAGGATGAGTAAGTGTTTCGGCTGATCAGCAAATACCCTCGCCTTTGCAGGCCGAATGACACTCGGTGTACCGTTTTAGTGCTCCAGCCGAATTGGTCCGCGACCAGCTGCTGGCTGGGCCAGCAATCCAAAGTCACGCAGTTCAGACGATCCATGACGATGTAGGCGAAGCACTTCTCGGACGAGCTGGTCGCACAATCGACCATGACGCGCTTGAGCCAGCGATGCTTTGCTCGATTGACCCGATCATAGAGCGAATCCTTAGTGGGCGTTGGATTGGTCATTGATCCCGCCGCCCTACATTTGAAACAGTGTTTGCTTCGATCCAATGCATCAGATCGCTTCGGCGATAGCGTACGGAGCGCCCTGCGCGGACAAACGCCGGTCCGAACGCCTTCGTCCGCCAGGTTTGTAAGGTCCTGATAGAAAGACCAATAAAATCAGCTGCTTGCACTTCTGTAAGCAGTGGGTCGGGGTTATTGCCGCGGTCAGCGACTTTCATGTTCATTCCTCCACATCAATTGCGATGGGGGAGCGTGCTGATTCTCAGCCTCAGATAATAGGTGTCGCGATTTATTTGGTGCGCCGGTTTCGGTGCTGCGGTCTTCTTGGTGCCCCTCCGGCTCCCCATGCGAATGCGTTAGTCGCAGAGATCGCATCAGAACGAGCAGCAATAAACTGCCGAAGTGTCAAAGTGCCTGGCCATTTCTTCTGAGCTTGCTCCCAGAGTTCGCTTTTGCTCCAGACACGGTCCGCTGGGCTCCTCTCCATAACCTCTCTGAGCCACGCTTCGCAGTCTTTGCGCGATTTCATCTTCGCCTCTACCCGACTGGTTGCTCTCAACGAGCGCGAACGGTTATCCGGCGGCTCCGACGTTGACCAAGGTAATCCTTGGTACGTCAGCGGTTTCCCGTGAAACACTTCGTTGGTCTTGACATGTCGATTTGCCGTCGCTCTGCTCTGAAGCACGACACCGCTCCAGCGCTTGCTAAGTCGGTCAACCCGACTCCTGGAGTCACGGTTGTCTTGCAGAACATCGCCAGTGTTCATGCGCAACCAAAACTCTTCGTGCGACCAAACTGAGCGCGGGATCAGATTTGGATGTCCTTGGACGAAAGGAAGACCATGGCCTTCCACGTCACCCCGCCGCAGTATGGAAATCAAAACACAATAGCGATGTTTCAGCGCTTCCACCGCGATGACGACCTCGAGCGGATCGGGCACCCGACCGTTATCAAATTTCGAGCGCTTTTGCGGATCGGGATGCACTGTGTTCACCATTCCCCATCTCTCAAAAGCGATCGGCCATTCCTCGGCCCCGTGAACTTGACAGCGCCCCCAACCGAATACAGCTTTGAAATCCGGCGCCAACCGAACGGCATCCGCGCCGAGAACTTTGACCTCGGGATCACCCAGGACGAACTGGCCGAAGGCCTCAGCGAGGGTGCTTCCCTCCAGAGAATCGCTACGGCATGGGGCGAGCAACGGCGGGTAGACCCGCACGTCAGCAAGAGCTATCTCGCCGGTCCCTCCAAATTCCGCCGACGAGATCTGCCATTCGATGCCCGAGACGGTACTCCAGCTTTCCGAACGGATCCGCTGCAAGTCGGCATTCAAATCGTCCGATCGCCCGTAGGCGATTAGCCGCCCACTCTTCAAAAGCTCAAGGCACTCACCATCGATCTGCTCTTCGACCGATTGCGTCTCAACATCCTTGTTGTTGCTATGCGATCGCGCGAGCCGAGACGCCAGCACCCGATCGGCTGTGCGCTTCCGTGCTTCCGCGAGGCTACATCCGACTTCTGGCCAAGGCGTATAGTCCACAACCACACCCGTATGAGGTTCGGGCTAGCGCCCCTCCGAATCAGTTGAGCGATTTTCTCACTCACAGGCAGACCTGAAGTGGCCCACGTGCGAGTTGTACACAACCCCGCATTGCCTTTGTTTCCCACCTTGTCCCACAGACCTCGCTCGTTTCCGTTGGTAATTCGAGAGCGGCTAGACATCCCCGCTTTTTGGTTCACCTTGCTGCGATGCCGACCATGCTCCTCAACAATCGAGTCTGCGCCCATGACGTGGCCGAAATAGCGGAGATTTTTGCGATCGGCTGGATGCGTCTCCAGGCCCGGAAGTCCAGTGGAACTTTTGGTGGAGACGGAGAAAGTTCGCTTCACTTCTCGCCCGACCAGAGCGCTGCTCGACCCATTCCGGAGAATGGGGAGCAGCAATGAGAACATCTGTATTGGCGCAATTGGCAACCCTTAAGGGCGCCCCCGCATCGGTTCTGAAAATCCGCTGGCGCGAGCTGTTCGATACCGAGCCACCCGCCTACAACCGGCGTTTCCTGGAAAGCCGGTTGGCCTACAGAATCCAGGAATTGGCCTACGGCGGGCTGAGCCGGGAGACCACGGAGCGGCTGAAAGCCATGGCCAAGCAATATGCCGACCAAAAGCCAACGGACCGCAAAGCGCGTCCCATTCTACGCCCTCTCGCGGGGACCAAGTTGATACGAGAGTGGGAAGGCGTGGAGCACAGTGTCACCGTCCGATACGGCGACTTCGAATATTTAGGTCGCCCCTATAAGTCCCTGTCCTCGGTGGCCCGTGAAATCACCGGCACGAAATGGAATGGCTGGGTATTCTTCGGCCTGAAGAGCCCGCAGAGCGGCAAATGACTTCCCGCAATCCGCCAAAGCGCCCTGCGAGCCCCTTCGCCAGCTCATTCAATAGAGCAGGTCCGGACCGATCCTCCTCGGTTCGGAAAGTCTGTTGTGCGGTGTATACCCGCAAGTCGAGCGAGGAAGGCCTCGACATGGACTTCAACTCGCTCGACGCCCAGAGAGAGTCTTGTGAGGCTTACATCGTGAGCCAACGAGCGGAGGGTTGGACTCCCGTATCCGATCGCTACGACGATGGCGGGTTCTCGGGAGGCACCCTCGAAAGACCGGCCCTGAGGCGGCTGTTGGCAGACGTCAAAGTAGGCAAGATTGACGTCATCGTGGTCTACAAGATTGACCGGCTTTCGCGGTCTATGCTCGACTTCCTCAACCTCGTCGAACTGTTCGAAAGCCATGGGGTGACGTTCGTGTCCGTCACCCAGTCTTTCAATACCAAAGACGCCATGGGCCGTATGGCGCTGAACATCCTGGTGACATTCGCCCAGTTCGAGCGCGAGCTGATTGGCGAGCGGATCCGCGACAAGGTCGCAGCCTCTCGCAAGCGCGGCAAGTGGATGGGTGGCTGGACGCCGCTCGGCTATGAAGTCCGGGATCGCAAATTGCTGATTCACGAAGCCGATGCCGAACGGGTCAGAGCTATTTTTCGGCGCTTCGTACAGCTCAAGTCCGCGACCCTGCTGGCTCGCGAGCTCGTTGCCGCCAACGAACGCACTCGATACGGACACCTTCTGGATAAGGGGGTTCTTTATAAGATCCTCCACAACCGGGTCTATCTAGGCGAGGCCGTTCACAAAGGCACCTCATACCCGGGCGAGCACAAAGCGATAATCGATCGAAAGCTCTGGGATCAGGTCCACGCGATACTCAAGGAAAGCCCGCGCAAGCGCGCGAACAACAGCCGGGCACAAACCCCTGCCCTGCTGAAAGGTTTGCTGTTTGGGCCTGACGGCGCGGCGATGTCGCCGACACACACCCGCAAATCCGGCCGCCTTTATCGCTACTACATCAGCCAGACCGCAATGAAGCAGGGGAGATCAGACTGTCCCGTCAAGTTGGTGCCCGCGGCCGAGTTGGAGCGGATTATCATCGATCAGGTTCGCCTACTGCTGCAGGCTCCAGAAGTGATCGTCCAGACCTGGAGCGCGCTAGGCAAAAAAAATGCTAACGTCACCGAGGGCGAGGTACGGAGCGCGCTGCTCGGCTTTGACGAGCTCTGGGATGAGCTATTCCCAGGGGAACAGGCGCGTATTGTCGGGCTGCTCGTCGAGCGCATCGACATGCATGCCGAGAGGATGGACATCACCTTTAAGATCCAGGGCCTGACCTCGCTCTCTTCGGAATTGCAGCCGCGATCCTTCCAGCAGGCCGCCGAATGAACCGACGAACCACCCTCATTCTCGGCCCCATTGGTCGACCGAAGCTCAGTCGGGACGGCGGAAGAATGGTTGTGAGTATCCCGATTTCATTCCGCCGGCAGGGTGGTCGCAGACGCGTGGTAACCCCTGCGAATGCGGAGACCTGGTCCCCTCCTCAGCCTCGGGTCGACAACACGCTGATCAAGGCCGTGGTGCGGGCTCATCGCTGGCGCAACATGCTTGAATCGAACCTGTTCAGATCAGTGCGCGAGCTCGCCAAGGCCGAGAAGATCAACGAGTCCTATATGTGCCGGGTGCTTCGGCTTACCCTGCTCTCGCCGGCCATTACTGAAGCCATCCTGAATGGCCTGCAGCCGGACGGACTTGGGTTGGCGCAGCTGTTGAGATCCATTCCAGCTGAGTGGAACCAGCAACAGGCCTTGTTCAGCACATCCGCTCGCAAAGCTGAACGCCCCTAAGAACCACTCCAGAATGCTGCCGCGTCTCTGAGGGCGCGGATTCCCCAAACGAATGGTGACCACACGGCCTTCGGCATTTCATCTCACGAAACAGATGCGCCTGCGTCGTCTTCGATCACGCGACATTCTATTTAGGCGCTAATTGACCAGCTGGTCGCGCCGGAACACTCCAGCCACGGGCGCGCTTCCAAAAATGGCCCCCTCCTATCTTTAACGGAAGCCATTCTTCCAGAAGTCTACCGCGGCAATTGAAACAAACACCTCAAACAAAAGAATGTATATCGCGCCTATTGTGGAAACACGATTTCCGGGTTATTAACCTCACACACAAAAACGGAGCCGACGTATGAAGCAACAAGGCTAACCCCTGCGTGAGTTGCTCGCCACGCAGGGGCGAGGACGAGCCGGAGGTCCACGTACGGACAAAAAAAGAGCCGCCAAACCGGCGGCTCCCGTCGAAAACCGCTGGCGCGAGGCTCGCACCCTCTCGCCAGCTCCAAGTAGTGAGGACACTAAAATGGCTATTACGATACCCGTGGTCAAGGGCAAAATGCTCGGGACCGAATTCATGCTCGGATCCATGACCTGGGCAGCAATGGACCGTCAGGTACTTCCCCCTGACGACGAACACTGGAACGATATCCTTGGGAATGTGGAGGAGACCCAGCGCAAGCTCAATACCTCTCGGGTGAAGAACGCCCTCGTTCCTTATTTGCTAAAGAACAGCGACGCCTTTTTCTCGTCCATCACCCTCGTCATGGTGCCGATGGACGGAAGCCCTCTTCAGGAGGGCCGCGACTACACGTTCGCCGGCGAAGAATTGCGCATCGAAGACCACGTGTTGCTGTTTCCGGCTGACGGACAGCACAGGCGGGCGGCGATCGCGGAGGCGCTGAAGGAGGCACCTAAGTACGCATTGGAGCGCGTTCCCGTGGTTCTTCTGCCGTACAAGGGCAAGGAGGTCATACGACAGCTCTTCGCCGACCTGAACTTGAACGCCAAGCCGGTCAACAAGACGATTGGTCTCGCGTTCGAGACCCGCGATCCTCTGGTTATTCTGACTAAGCGGGTCATTCAGGAAGTCGAACTGTTCAAGTCAGACGGGCGCGTAAACTTGGTGAGCAACTCGCTGTCGGCGCGTTCACCGGCAGTGATCTCGATGAACACGCTCATGGCGTGCAATGTCGAATTGCTTGCCGCCTTGTACGGCATATCTTCGAATGAAGACACGTTGCGTCGGGAGGTCGATGACGTTAGCGATCTCGCGCACATGCTGCCGACTGCGCCTGAGGTGGCACCACTTGCAATGAAGCTGGTGGAGATTTGGGACGCGATCGTCGAACATACCCCTGGGTGGCACGACGTGATGGCGGCCCATAAGACCCCGGGAGCAGTGCGCGAGCAGTATGTCTCGGCGTTCGGAATTGGGTGGCAGGCCATTGCGGTTGCTGCAGCGGCAATCGTGCGGTCGGGAGTATCGTCTCCTATCAACACTCTTGCATCTTGTCTCACCAGAGTAGCCTGGGAGAAGGGTCCGCATTGGGACGGCATCGCCATGGTCGGTACGCGGGTAAACAATACCGGCCCAGGAATACGGACCACGGCCGGCTATATCCTCGAGTGTGGAAAGTTCCCGAAGGGTAACAAGATGGTCGATGAACTTTATGCCTTGCTGACGAACTCCCGGAGTTCGGGGGCGGCAAGGTTGCCAAGCGCCGCAGCTTAACAAGTGTATCAACCCCCGATGGCAAGTCATCGGGGGTCGATTTTTGATGGAGCCTAAAGGCTCCTGAGCAGAATAGCCTCACTTCTAGGAACGACGAATGGGAATGCCGTCGTTAGTTCTGGCATGTATAGGTACCATTCACTTTCAGCATCTTCGAGATGCGAGCGCCACGAAAGCCAATCCTTCGTCAAGGTCGGCGAATGCTATTCGTCCAGCACGATTTTCACCGCCTCGCTGAAGCTTGTGACCTGGTGATCGGGCTGTACGTGAGAGTAGGTCGATTGCCACTTTGGTTGAAACCCGCCAGGAAACAGAATAGTCGCGAGTCCCGCTTCTTTCGCTGGCAGTATATCGCGGTCTAATTGATCACCAATCATGAATGCACGGCGCGGGTTTCCAACCAGCTTCAGAACCCGATCGAAGGTCCGCTTTTCCTTTCGAACTTCAATCACTCGATTTATGTACCCAGCTATAGCGTGGAAATCCAGCAACTCAAGGACCCTCTCCCTGTGGGCTTCAGTTACCACCAATACAGAAATGCCGGCATTATGCAGATCTTTCAATCCTGCTAAGACGCCCTCTCTGAGAGGCGGGCGAATTTCGAGATTCTCGAGAAAGCGTTTCTCAACTTGAAGTGCAGCAACATCTTCAAGCTGAATTCGGTCGGATCCTCCAGACCATGCAAGCTTGGCCGCGCCTGAAAGATTCTCACCGCCCAATGCAAGGAAAGCAGCTTTTGCCAAAAGCCGGGGCGGATAACGGAGTCTGGCGTGATGGCGTTGTGCAATCTCCTGATCAAGCTGCCTGAGCCAGTCGAGTCGATTTTCACCGGTGATGTGGTGACCAGAAATCCTTTCAATGTCGGCTAATAGCCTTAGTTGTGCATCTGCATAAACTTTGTTTGTGTCCCACAGCGTGTTGTCAGCATCAGCAAAAAGCAGAGGCCGATTGTCCGCACTCGTGCTCACGACTTCCCCGCTGGTTTGGATGATTTGGGTACTACTGCAGGGCTCGACGTCGGTTTTGGGGCTTCAAGCACATTACTTTGCCGTTGGTCAGATTTCGTCTTCTCCGGGACGAACGTCACCACCGTTGTAGCAACAATCAGCCAGACAAGAAAAATGCGGATTGAATTCCATAGTAGATTTTGCGCCGGCGATAGGTAGCGAAGCTTGTCGCCAACCTTTGCTGCGACCAGATAGCTTTCAGTAACGTAATTCTTAAAGAAGGAGAGACGAAGATCTTCTCGAATCTTCTTGCCACCGGTCGAATCTTCCAGAAATGAGTCAGCCCAATCCTTTGGCGTGACCTGAACTATTTCTCGAAAGAATAGGAATGACCTCGTGGGCTTACCCTCGCCCGCTCGGGTCCCGATAAGAAGCGACGGATATTTGAACCGTATCCGAGTCGCATGGAAGACTATTAGAGCGCCGCATACAGCGCTTAAAACAAACAAGAGAAAAACGATATACCCGGCTACGACAAGGACGGCTCGAAAACTGTAGCCACCATACTGGGCAAATACAGCGCGCAAGGGATAGAGGTCCACGTATCGAGTAAATAAGACACCGGCAAGCGCAGTAAGAAATGTGACTATCGTAAGCAACCGTGTGGCCTTTTGATCCTCATACTCCGTCAACTCCTTCACCTCATCGAGACTTTCGCGCCCGTGTTCGATGAGTGAATCCAGCTTATTCGGGTCATCTGGACCGACGATCCCAGCGAGCTGAGTTGCTATGCTCGTGATGATAATATCATCAGGGTTGCTTTGCTCTCGGCCATGATCATCTTTGAACCGCGGAAAATAACCAATTTCGGTCCCCCAAAAGGCATCCCAAACAGCGCGCGACCTACTTAATCGCCGTTCCTTCACATCTGACTGCATCATTCGATATTGCCCCAAAGCCGGCCGCTAGAATCAAGGCGTTCGATTCTAGCGAATCGCTGGGATTATGCGACCGCGTCATGTGAGCGGGCTCCAAACGGTATAAATTCTTAGACTCTCTCCCTTGAGCGAGAGAGACCCAAACCGCCACGCGTTCAAGCCGTTGATTTCTCGCGAAATGCCGTACTAGACCAATTTCACTGGTTCAAAGATTTGGAGAAAATTCGGTTCTCCGGGCGTCTTTCAGGCCTCTGTTGGGGAAGGATGGGAGTTCTCCGTGCGCAGGAAAGCGGAAAACGGCCGAGTTTCTCGCCTGTTTTGCAGCTCTCGGTACGCGACGATTCTAGTGAGGTGGCGGAGAGAGTGACCGACACGGTTTCCTTCACCGGGACTCACGCTAACTCACTGAACCGCAAAACCTTTTCGGATCAACGACCAAGTTCTCATTAACTCTCACCACGCCTCACGATTGCTCAAAAGCCGGGTAGGGTTATAGGTAGGGTTAGGGCGCTCCCCGCCCGCCGAGAGCGTGTCATGCGTACCAAGAAGCTCAAGCCGGCCGATCTCAAAGCCTTCAAGGACAAGGGCCGATACAGCGACGGAGGCGGCCTCTACTACGTCATCGGCAGCAAGGGCGAACGACGCTGGGCCTTCCTCTACAAGAGCCGCAGAGAACGATATCCCACCGGCGCGCCGAAAGTCCATGAGCTTGGTCTAGGCGGCGCACCGGCGCCCGATGGCGACAAGCCGGCCGTTTCCCTCGCCGACGCCCGGCGCCGGGCGGACACGCTGCGGCGACTGCTGAGCGAGGGCAAAGACCCTCTGACGGAGAAGCGGAGCGAGCCGATTCCAAGCCCCGTTGTCGTGCACGTCGAGCTTCCCGAACGACCGGCCGATGAAAAGAACGTCTTATTTGGCACATTCGCGGACGCTTATTTTAAAGCAAAAAAGGGCGAGTGGAAAAACGAGAAGCACGTCAATCAGTGGAAACGGTCGATCGAAGTTGAAGCCGCGCCGCTCCGCGACAAGATCATTCGCGACATCGACACCGACGAAGTGCTGTCACTTCTGCGACCGATCTTTCTGAGCACACCGGAGACAGGGAAGCGACTGCAAGAGCGGCTGTCTAAGATTTTTGCCGCGGCGACCGTCGAGAAATACCGCGATGGCGCGAATCCGGCTGCTTGGGCTGGACACCTGAAAGAGACAGATTTGCGAACCCGCAAAGCGTCGGACGTCAAGAGCCATGAGGCTTTGCCCTTCAACGATATCCCGCTCTTCATGCATACGCTGCGACGCTATACCAGCATGAGCGCCCGCGCTCTCGAATGGACCATCCTATCTGTTGCCAGAACGAGCGAGACGATCGGGGCCCGATGGTCGGAAATCGACTATGAGCAAAAACTCTGGATTGTACCGGCCGGCCGCATGAAGAAGTCGCGCGAGCATCGGGTTCCGCTGACTGATTCCATGCTGACGATGCTGGAAGAACAACGCAAGATCACCGGCGGCTTCGAGTTCATCTTCAGCAACAACGGCGATCCGCTGTCCAACATGGCGATGACGGAAGTGGTGAAAGGGCTTGTGCGTCCGCCACGCGAGACCGATCAAAGTGCGGTTGCCGCTGTCACTTCCGATCGGTGGCAGGACGCCATCCACTATTTCTTCGACAACAAAGGCGCAATGGTATGCAGCACCAAACTCTCGCGTGCGCCAACGGTCCACGGATTCCGAAGTTCGTTCTCCGATTGGGCAAATGACACCACCGAGCACGATGCTAAAATCATCGACTTCTGCTTAGCTCACATCAACAGCGACAAGACCGAAGCCGCGTACCGGCGCAGCGACGCCGTCGAGAAGCGGCGCCGGGTGCTCATAGATTGGGACGGCTACTGCCGTAGCCGTGGGTAGGGTTACGCAGCCCGTTCCTTCGCGGACCTTCGAAATATGTGATTGATAGCAGGCCTCATATTTTGAGGCCCCGTTATGTCCAGTGACTTCACCTCCCCTCGCCCGCCGTCCCATGACGTGCCCTATGCCGAGCGTGCATTTCCGTTCGCGGTGGCCTGTCGGGTTCTCGGCGTATGCGAAAACACAGGTCGTGCGCTAGTTCGCAAGGGCCTTTTGGAGTCCTTCCGAATCGGGAAGCGGCACCTAGTCACCGGTCGCGCCATCCGGGCGTTTCAGGACGCCGCCGCTAAGGCGCAACGTCGCGCGGTGCGCTCATGACCGAACCCCGATGGACCGATGAGATGCTGAGTCGTTTGATCGACGAGGGCTCGCTTGCATCTCTCGCCGAGCACGCCGAAGACCCGTGGCTGAAAATTCGTCTTCGAGCGACCACTACCAAGGTCCGAATGTTCTCGACCTACGTGAAAGCGCAAGTTTACGCCTACGTGCTGCGCGATCGATTCAAATACACGCCCGCCTCGCGCGAAGCGTTTTTGGTTCGGCATGTTCTGCCGAACAGCGGAGTAATCGCCGCAGCCATCGCGAACCTGTACCGAGACGACGAGATCACCGACGCCGCAAATTCAATTTACGCACATCTGAAAGACGAACCCGCGGCCATGGAAGCGATGGTCGCTGAGGTTAAGTCATTGATCGACAAACCCCAAAACACCCCACGGCGCTTGTGATGTAGTCGGCCTGCGTCTGTCTCGCCTAGATCGGGGTCATCGAGATCAACGAACCCCGGAGCTTTCAAATGTCTTCCGCCTTGACCAATCAATCCGCGCCACCGGCCGGTATCGAGCCTTTGCGTTATCCGGCCGACCGCTCCCCAACCAAAGCTCTTGCGATCTATCGAACCTTCGAGCGCTTCCACGAACGCAAGATCGTCGCGTCGAAATCGCATCAGCAACGGCAGGATGCATTACGCGCAGAAAAGGCACTGCTTCAAAGCGAGCTTGACCGCGAGATGGACGGCCGTCTGCCACGTATCGACGACGCCCGTGTCACACACCTCAAGGCCGCACTCGCCGATATCGATTCGCAGATCGCGGCAAACGAGGCAGCGCAGGCCTCCGACCCGCTCAACTGTATCGTCGGGCTCAACCAAATCGACGAGCAATGGCGCGAGCAGCGCGGTCCGTTCAAAGATCGAAACACCACTGACACGGCAATCGACGGCAAGACCCCGGAAGAAATGCTGGAGCATTGGGGCGACGAAATTGTGCGCCTCGAATACGAGGTCGAGGGAATTTGGTTGCAGCCGGTTTCTCGCGCGGAGATCGAAGCTCGCATCATCGCGGACGTCGCCGCTCTCGCGAGTGGTTCCATCAGCGTTGACGCCGTCAGATATGTGCGCCCGCGCGGAATTACCAAGCGGCCAATGCAAGGCCACGTCAAATTTCCCATGGCTCTTACGGCCGGGAAAGAGACTGTTGACCTTGCGGCCGTGCTGCTCGCAGTGCCGACCATCAAGAACTCCCTGATCGCCTTCTTGGTTGAGAAGGCGTTGGCTGACCACGACGAGTCGACGGCGGTCACACCAATGCAGCGTGAACAGGCTGTGGCCGCCGCGCGCCGATCGCAGACGGAGGCGCGCTATAAATGCGCTTACTGGTATCGCAAGCTGATCGACGCGGGACGGTATGTCCCGGCCCGCACGACGGACGCGCTCGCCCTTCTCGATATCGAATAACCAGATTCCCGGCGTGCGTTCCGTATCTTTGACAACGTCGGGAAAAGTCCGCGGGTGGGTTGTCGGTTGAATTTTCCACCTACGGCACGCCGCGCATCTTGACTCCCGAATGCGCAGCGACTGCGGACGGCGCGTCCGTCGCCATCGGAAGCCCGACCTTCGGGCAGGTATGAAACGAGATGGCGGCGGGCGCGGCGGACGTTCTTCGAAACGAACCCTGAAACAGGAGACTTAACGATGTCAGACCAAGAGAATCCGGCACTCCCCGTCCTTCGGGCACACGCCGCAGCGGTGATGCGAGTCGGCAAAGAAGCGGCAGACGCCGTACTGAAGAAGTTCGGCGGCCGTGGTAGCCCCGGCGGCTATCGTGCGGTGCCCGAAGCGAAGATGGCCGCTTGCATCGCCGAGCTGGAGCGGCTGGCCGGCGGCCCGGCGAACACCGCCGAGTCGACCGAGCGCGGCCTCAAGCGCCTGACTCCGGCAGCGATGGCAAACTTTGGCACCACGAAGCCGAAGCCGCCGCGCACGCCGAAGTCGCTCGACGATCTCGCGAAGCCGGCATGGGATCGGTTCAACCGTTCGCCGTCCGAGCACAGCAAATAGCCCGCGCAAGGGGCAGACACTCCCCGCCCACTCCCCAAAATCAGAGGTGCACCCATGCCCACCACCGCGACCGACGAATCAAAGTTCCCAAGCCTTTTGAACAAGCGGCGCAAAGAATATTTGTGCCGAGTTTTCGGGTCCGAGAATGGCGCAGTCGCTGGCATCCAAAGCGAATGGGACAGAATGCGGCTTTTGGCTCGCTTTCGCTTTGAAGAGGCATATGCGCGACTGTGGATTTCCGATGCATTGCGCTTTTGCGAGACAGCGGAGGACAGGGAAGAAGCGATCATGGCAGCACATCACAGTGTCGCCGAGACCGAGGCCTGGCATCGAAAGGCGCTCAAGCGCCCGGCTCTTCTGCACAACGGCTTAATGGCTAAGTTCATTCAGCCGTTCGGCGAGAACGCGCGAATGCCGATGGACAACTACTGCACGGTCGGATCTGCCCACGAATCTCCCGTCACCGCCATGTGTGCGCAGGTGTCGATATCGCGCGTCCGACACCTCTGCTACCGCGCGTGGTCACCGGATAAAACGCCGGGGAATGTACCGGAAGACTGGAAGCCGTGGTTCCGCGACGAGTTGGAATATCAGCAGCAGGCGTATGATGCCGCACTCGAAACGATCTGCCGCCACTACGGCAGCGCGACCGGGCTCCCGGCTGACATTCCCGCGGCCAATCACGCGGCGGCGGCTTGTTACTGGCGACGTTGGCAGGCGCGGCAGGAAATGAAGGCCCGCTTCGAGCATGACCTCTATGTCATTGATCACGAAGAGCAGCAGGCGCACGAAGCTGAAGAAGCGGCGGAGCGGAAAGCTGAAGAGGTCATCGACGGCATTGAGCGCCATATCGAAGACGTGGCGCGTGGAATCCTTTACGACGTCTTGGCCGAGCAGGGTGAAAGCCGATGACCGATGCATTCCGCGACTCGAGGCTCGAAGCGATGGCTGCACTGTACGCCAGTGCGACTTCAGTTCAGCATACGACTTGGCGCGTCCTTTCCCCCGGAATGTTCTTAGCTGAGATAGCAACGACTTGGCCGTTTGAGTGCTCCGCGAAGGATCGGCTTTCACTCGCCGCCATTTTTAACACCGGGCTCGCGGCTCGCGGTTTGTTACTTTGACTCTCAGCTACAACCGTGGCCACATGGCCGTACAGTAGGACAAGGACGATGAAGACACTTTCGCTTTCTGATGTTGTACCTACCGCGGAAGCTCACGTCGTGGCCGGCTGCCCGACCGTGGATTCCTTTCGCAAGCATATGCAACGCGACCCGAAGGCGCCGGCTCCGTTCAAAATTGGGTTGGCGAACTTTTATAGACGCGCCGACTTGCTCGCATGGAAGCGCAAGCGAGACACCACGCGAGAGAGGTAACGATAAAGGCAGACGCTCCCCAGCGACGCTCAAAAGAAAGCCCCGGCCGCGGGTGCAACGCGGTCGGGGCAGCTAGGCACTGTGGAGTAAGTAGTTATGATTTTAGCACCCGGCCGCGTTCCTCGCAAAGGAACACATGGCGCAGGATTCGAGCGGTACGACCCTAAGCAATTCGACACCCTGCCTTTACATATCTGGAACGCTAAAAAGCGGCTCTTCAGCAGCAAGGTCGTCCACCTCGGCAAGGCGCCGATTGAGAAGCGTTGGACGTCGAAGACCATCACGCCCGCCATCTCACGCGCAACCCGCCGCCGCTGCCTCGGCGAGGGCCGCAACATGGGAATTCGGCTCCGGGCCAATCAGGTCGTTGTTGACGTGGACCCTCGCAACGGCGGCGACAAGACCTTCCTGACGTTCTGCGCTGACTTTGGACTCGACCCCTCGGAATGGCCGTGTGTCATCACCGGGTCGGGCGGCTGGCACTTCTACCTGCTCTTGCCCGATGGCGCGGCCGTCCAAGAGATGGTGGACGGATACGAAGACGGCCTCGAATTCAAATCATTGGGCCGTCAAGTCGTGGCCGCCGGCTCGCGCCATCCAAACGGAAGGCTTTATCGCTGGTCGCGGGAACATCCTGACATTCGCGACGGCGTGCCAATGGCCCCGCGCCGACTCCTCAGCACTATTCGGCGGACGCGCGGCCTCAACAGCACGGGCGCAGGCGGCCAATTCACCGTTGAGCAGCTTGAACGCGCGCTTTCGCGGCTCGACGCGACCGACTTCCGCGACGAAGGCAATTGGCGCCAACTCATGTTTGCCTGCCATCACGCTACAGATGGTGACGGCGAGTATGCCTTCGTGGCGTGGTCGGCTAGCGACCCACAATTCGCGGGCGATTCCGCGTCGGTCATCAGCCGCTGGCGTTCGTGCAGCAACAAAGCATTGTCGATCACATACCGGACGCTGAATCGCATTCTACGCGAGCACGACGCGGAGGACGCGCAGGTTGCCGGCTCGGTCAACTTCGATGACTTTCCGGACGACGAAGGCGGCATCGACGCCGGGGACGACACCACATTCAACATCGGCCAGGATCAAATCGATGATCCGACTTGGAGGCTCGACAATGCCTAAAATCATCAAGCGGGCATTCGTGCCACTGAGTGAAATCAAGACGGTGCGGCAGATCGCCGAGATTTTCTTCTATGTGAATGTCGGCGGCAAGCCTCGCCTAGTTCATTTCGTCGAGACATCCGCGGATGGCAACGCGCTTGCGCTCGAATTCGTCACCGATGAAGACTTCAAAAAGCTCTTCGCTAATCGACGCAAGATGATGGATGTGTCGGACCCCGAAGACTTCAACAAGGCGCCCGTGATGCGAAGCGCGTCCATCGCCGAGATTTTCCTGAAGGCTCACGATCGGCCAACATACGACCGACTGGTGTTCGAGGCGGACCCGAAGCGATTGAGGCCAACGGACTTCAACATGTGGAATGGATTCTCGGTCAAGCCGAAGAAAGGCGAATGGGGTCTGATGCGCGCCATGATCGAAGAGTCGATCGCTAACGGTGACTTCGAGCACTTCCTTTGGATTCTCAAGTGGTGTGCATGGGCGGTGCAGAACCCAACGCAGCGCGCGGAAGTCTGCCTAGCGATGCGATCGACGGCGCAGGGCACGGGTAAAGGACTGCTAGGCCGGACAATGTGCAGGTTCTTCGGCCCGCACGCACAGCACATCTATCGACCCGGCGCGGTCACCGGTCGCTTCAATTCACAACTTGCGAGTTGCGCACTGTTGTTTGACGACGAGTCTGAATATGCCGGCGACCCGGCCGCCGCCTCGCTGATGAAGGGGCTGATTACCGAGCCCACCATCGATATTGAGCGCAAGGGCGTTGACACGATCACGTTGCCCAACAGTTTGAAGCACATCAAGGCGACTAACAAGCAGTGGGTCGCGCCCGTCGAAGCGGGTGACCGTCGATATGCCATCTTCAACACAAGCGAGAAGCTGGCGAACGACCGCGCGTATTTTGCGCCAATCTATCGCCAGCTTCAGAGGGACGGCGGCGCCGGATATAGTGCAATGCTCTACGACCTCTTGAATATGGACCTCCGCGGCTGGCGCCCATCCGTTGAGATTCCGAACACCGATGCCCGCGCCGAGCAAAAGGAACTCTCACTGCCGGCGGCTGAGAAATGGCTGCTTGGCTATCTCGAGTCGGGCGTCCTTCCGTTCACGAATCCAAAGTGGCCGAACCGCGTGTGTCGGCAGGAAGAGTTCTACACCTTGGCCAAGCGTAGTTCGCGCGAGTTGTCCTTTTGGTCGAGCGTGCGGTTCTCGAAATTTCTCGATAGTTGGGGCGTGCCGGGCAAGACATCGAATGGTCACTACAGGGACTTCGGGTCGCTGTCGGCGCTGCGCGCGAGGTGGATGGAGCGATATCCTTGGTATCTCGGCTTTCGGACCGAAGGGGATTGGACTTACGAACGGTCCGATTTCGACGATGTGACCGCAGAGATGGAGTTCGGCTAAAAGTGGACAGGGTTTGGACAGGGTTTGCGACCAACCCTGTCCACGTTTCACCCCTTATTCCATAGTGTTTGGACTGGGTGGACAGGGTGGACAGGGTTTTCTCTTTAGAAGATTTGAGTATTTATAGAGGGGGCGTGGGTAGGCGGCGGCCAGCGCAATTCTGTACGCCAGAGGAAGTTGAACCCTCAAACCCTGTCCAACCCTGTCCACCCTGTCCAAGTGCTATAAATAAAGGGATGAAACGTGGACAGGGTTGCCCAATATGGCGTCCAAACCCCGTCCACTTTCGAACTCTCGCATTCTGGTATTGGTATTTCTCTTCAAAGCGTTGCCATCAAAATGGTTAGCCGGCAGTGGCTCGGTGAATGACGCATTCGATAAGTGCGACGTGCTCGACAACGTCGCCGCGCGCAGTGATCGAAGAAAATAATCGTCGCATCGATGAAGAGAAATATTTTCCAAGATCACATGGTTAAGAAATTTTTAACGGGTCCCTGTACGGCTAAAAACGCTATGAGGGAAAGAACGGAGCGCACGACGCGACTGGACGTCAGAGAGAAAATAATTCCTCACGAAATGGGTAAGGCTTCAAGTCCGTTCGCAATCTAGGGCGTGTACTCAGAAACCCGCGCATGCACTTCGCATGAGGTCCGCTGTGCCTCTGATAACGGCGAATTGGCGCGCTCACCCTAGGTCCGAATTGGGCCAGAAGCGGAAGTCGTCCAGCTCCGTTGCGTCGTCGCCGCATGACAGACGGAGACCACTCAATCCTGTGCGCCGGGCAAGTCGCCGAAGAACTGGGCAACATCATAGTTGGCGATCGTACGGGCAAGCATCAGCGGCGTCACACCGCTGGCGTTCTCTGCGTAAGGATCGGCACCAGCATCTCGCAAAAGCTTGATGACCGCGCCATCGCCGCGTGACGAGAAGACCGCCTTTCCGAGCGGCGTGTTGCCGTTGGAGTCTCGCAGATCAACGGTCGCTCCGGCGGCGATAAGAACGCGCGTGACCTCTGCAGAACCCGCCTGCGCCGCAAAGTGCAGTGGTGACCATCCATTGTCGTCCTGGGCACTGGGGTCGGCGCCGGTCTCGACCAAGCGGGTCACCTCCGCGATTGCTCCGCCGGCAGCCGCATAGTGAAGCGGCGAGCGGCCGGCCGCATCGACACCAGTTCGACGTGCACGCTTTGGATGCTTTCCGACCATTTCCGTCCTTCCACTCGGCTTGTTTTTCGCGATGCAATCTATGCTCGCTCCACTAGAGTTGCACGCCGAGCTCTACGAAGTCCGCAATGGGTCACAAGCCGCCGATCCGCGCAAGGTGGCAGACTTCCGCTTTGCCTTCGTAAGCCGACGTTAGGAGTACGCGCCCTAGTTCGCGACAATGTGGGGTCGCCGACGTCGCGCGTGCCAAGTGTTACTTTTGAGATTGGCCCTCGCGCTGGTAAAAGGTTCGTCCGGCAACTCGAAGGACGAAAGCGATGACCACGCGTGCCGAACTGTTCTGGCGTTACAGTGAATTTGCCGAGCGCTACGGCGTCGAGATGGCACGCCGCGTCGTCGCGTGGCGTGGCTACTGCGCCAGCGCTGACGTGCGCCGTGTGCAGCCCGGAGTCTATGCGAGCTTGATCCGATCGTTCGATGACGTCGAAGCCGGCCGAGATAAACTCCCCGGCTACGCCTTCCGCTTCGATACGCAGCGTCAAACCGTTCCGACGAATTGCAGCTTCGATCGCGACGCAATCACCCCGAAGATGTTCTGAAGGAGTCCTCCCCAATGGCGAAATCCCCCATGACCAAAAAGCAACTCTCGAAGCACTACGGAATCGCGCTCAGCGATATCGAGAAAGCCGTCAAAGAGGGCGCGCCGGTTTTGCTGCCAAGTGACGCGTTCGTTCATTGGATCATCGCACAGCGTGGAGTCGACCATGACCGCAAGGAAGCCGCTTAAGCCCACTTCATTGGGCAACAATCCCGAACGCATCAGCGTTCGCCTGCGCGCCGATCAGATTCGCGCGATTCGCAAGCTGTCCGGTCCGCCACCGTGGAAGCCGGGGGAGTCCAAAGTGGTTCGGCGGTTGATCGATGCCGGGCTGAAGGCGACGCGTGCGCGATGCTCATAAGCTGCGCTCACTGCAAGGCGGCCTTCAAACCTCTTCTCAGCCATCAGCGGTATTGCTCGACGGCGTGCGGCCGTGCGGCCCAATACGCTCGGCGATGTGCTAAACGTGGCGGCGAATTGCTTGCGACGCCGCGCCCCTGCGCTGATTGCGGCGCGCCATTTGTGCGGCATCATCCGCAACACGTCTACTGCTCCAATGAATGCTGCGATCGGGCGGCGGACAAACGACGGAACGACTCGCGAGACCTGTTGAAGCGCGAATGTCCGCGGTGCCGCTCAATGTTCGATACGCGCAATTCGCGTCAGGTATTTTGCTCCGAGTCCTGCGAGCCCGTACCGGCGAGACCGGGGCAAAATCAGTGCGTGGTGTGTCGATCGTTCTTCGACGCCCCAACGGTCAAGCGAAAGCATTGCAGCGTGCGATGTCGAAAAGTGGCCGCCGCGACTCGACGCGTCATCCCAGCGGATGAACCACAGGTGGATGCGGACGGCGCGATCATCGTGAAGGAATTGGAGTCGTCGCCCCGCCGGCTGGCGCTAGCGATGCGCCTCGACCCTGCGACATTCTACAAAGGGCCGCTGCGTCCGACGTGGCTGAGCCCGCCGCGTGCGGGGCGGTGATTCGACTTTATCCGACTTATCCCCCGCGCCCCCTTTTTGGCTTGGCAGCAACCGCGACTCAACCGACAATGCCTCTTTCCATTAATGGTTGCGGGGATGGGGAATGGCGAGGGCAGAGCCGAGCGGTATTTCACTGACGGATCACGACGCGTCTATCGTCAAGGGCATGCTCGCACGTGGGGACAGACAGCACGACATCGCCGCATGGTTCGGGGTGAACGGCGGGAGAATCGGCGACATATCGACAGGGGCAAAATTTCCGAGTGTTGCCCCTGCTTCGCACGACAAGCTCCCGCCGCCGGGGCCGTATCTAACGGGCCGGGATGCTCATGCTGCTATGATTGCACTTGAAGCGGCGGCCGAAACTATAAACGCTGCGCTGAGCTTGATTCGCGAACGCGCAGTGCCATCGCAATGATCGAAACCCCGTCCAGCGTAAATCCTTCATCCCGGGAATACGCGATTCAGCTTACCGGCGCTGAAGCGGCGCTGCTCGCGCAAATCGAGTTGGACATGGGAAAGCTAAAATTCGAGAGCGCGCAGTCCAACGCGCCCGCTGTTGTCGCGTTAATGAAATCACTCGAAGAGCGTAAGGCGATCCCGGAAATTCGACTCCGCTACTGGCTCGACCCGGACTTGAACCACGGCCGGATAAAAAGCTCTCATAAGGGTTTGTTCGAACGAAACGGCACAAAGGGCCAAGAGATTTTTGAGCATCCGCATTTTTTGCCTTACCTTCGTTACTTTCTATTTGGCGCAGACCTCCCCCCGAGCGTCATCTCGACCATGAAAGAACGAGTAGGAAATCCAGCTTGGATCAGTTCAAGTGATATCCTCCCTATTGCGAAGTTCGCCAGAATGCTCGCTCGACAAAGTGGCCTTGACCAAAACGCCGCTGAGGAATTCTTCAAACTCGCGCTCGACCTCGGATTGCCGGAGTATACCGCAGGCGCCATTCGCAAGGCGGTTCACCAGATACGTTGATTGATTGCTCAGGAATTTGCCGAGGCCCGTCATGAGGATTTCTCAACACTACGGATTAGGTCGCACGCAAGCGACCATGGATTTTGTCGACGTTGATATAGTGAATGACACGCCGGTATTTTTGAGTCCAAAGGCGCTGACGATGTTGCCCTCGGAGTTCGGTGACGAGTGCGTCCATTTGGTTCAGAACTTTTTCCAGACGGTGCTGGACTACATCCGAGGCGGCAAAAATCATCAGGCCGAAGCCCTGCTCCGCGAACTTCGCGAGCCGAACGAGACACGGCTCGGTCTTTCGAGCGGGAAAGCACAGGGCCATGCGCTGGGCAGCGGGTCCGCTCACAACGTCTGGGAATCGCTAAGCCAAAGCGAGGCCGCAAAAAGCGGGTTGCTCGAAGATCTAGAAGACACCGTTTTGATGATCGAAGGTATCTCGGTGGATATTGTTTCCGACATGACGACTAACATAATTCGCGCTCCGTTAATCCGTTATACGCAGCGCATGTGTGAGCAGTATGGGATTCCAACGTCGCCCGGAGTCGATTCAGGACCGCTTTGGAATTCTATCGAAAAGCGTTGGTACTCGGAATTTGTCGAACTTCCCATCGCGGGAAGTGGGCGCCTAATCTTCGTCCCTAAAGTTCTCGTGCGCACTCACCTACAATATGACGCGGGCGAATACTTCCGCCACTTTCTATTGACCCGAATGCAACAGGCGGAGCTTGCCGCAAACACGGAGCTTGTTGAAATTGTAAAATCAGGGAAAGGCAAGCGGGCCCGGACTAGAAAACGAGTTACGAAGAAAGCGCTTCTCGGCAAGTACGGCACGGGTAAAAAAGCAATCGTGGCCGAAACGCGGAAACATCCTGACGCCCTCGCAACTTACAAGGCCCTAAAGCGAGATGAGAAACATCTGCCGCTAACACTCGAAGACATGTCTAGCTTGGAAGGCGCGGCTGAGACTGACTGGGCCGCCTTGCTACACGCCGTTCGCAGCGTTCCCACCGGACAGGCGGATGCTGGGCGATATGAGAAGGCTGTCGAAGGCATCATAAGCGCGTTATTTTACCCTAACCTCACTAACCCCAATGTGCAGCATGAGATTCACAACGGTCGGAAGCGAATAGATGTCACGTACACAAACATGGGAGTCCACGGATTCTTCAAGTGGTTGGCGACTCACTATTCGTCCGCGCACGTATTTGTGGAATGCAAAAACTACGGCAAGGAAGTCGGAAATCCTGAACTGGACCAACTATCGGGGCGCTTCTCCCCGAGTCGTGGACAGGTTGGAATTCTTGTCTGTCGTCAATTTCACAACAAGACATTGTTCTTACAGCGATGCGCCGACACGGCTAAGGACTCGCGCGGATTCATCATGGCGCTCGACGACGATGATTTAGCCTCCCTAACCCTGTCGCGGGAGGACGAACCACTTTTTGCTGAATGGAAACTACTACGAAGCAGATTTGATGCTCTGATAAACTGAGCTTTCGCGTCGGACGGTCGGCCACGTAACCAATCGCGCGGAATAGGATCGGGTTTGCGTCGCCATGGCATGACGACAACTCAGCGCCGTCATCGACGCCAAGGTAAATCGCACTATCGGTTGTGCCGGGAACACTGCGAAGCCGCGACGGGCGGCGGCTGTGGAGGGACTCCGCGCGAAGCGCTCACTAGCCTTCTCGGAACATGCGCGCCATCGCGTCGAGGTGCTGCGTCACCTGAAATCGGGCCGTCTCTCGCATCAGGGTACTGGGCTCGTCATCCGCGTCGCCTTTGCCTGGCCCGCTGTGATTCAATGTGTCGTCAACAAACGCGTTGATCTTGGCGAGCACTTCCTTCCGGTTTTGCGGCGGGACGAACATAAACAGGCCTTGCAGTGCCGCTGATGCCAACAGGCTTGCGGCCAGAGCTTCGCCCCGCGCTACCGCCACGTTCTTCTCAAGCGCATTCATTTTCCCCTCCCGCTTATCGGTGCACCGTGACCATACATCAGTGTCGTGCCGGGAACACAGAGGAGTCGCGACGGGCGGCGGCTGTGGACAAGACGGAAGTGTGAATCGGCGGCGTTAACGTTGTGGCCGCCGGGCGCTTGGCGCTATACAAAGAAACCAACCTAGCTAGGGGCGACGATGGCGAGAGCGCGGCGGACGGTGCTCGGCACCCTGATCGACGAAGAGAAGGCCGCGTCGTATAGCCGAACCAAGATGCTGTTCACGATGCGCTGGCTCGAACGACACCCGCTCGTGAAGTGGCTATTGGAAATCTCGGTTGACAAACCATGGCGCGGCCGATGAAGGGACTTGGCTGGCTCTTCGTTCTCAGTGGCGTGCTGATCGGTATTATCGGGATAGTTGTTCTTGCGGTCCATGTCCTACTCTGGCTTAGGACCGGAGACGGTAGCCCTCTCGGTATCGGTGCTCTCTTCTGGGGTGAAGGCGAACTCCATACCGGCTGGCTGGGGCTTGACCATCTTGCCAACTATTATCGAGGTTTCCCGGTAGGCATGTTGATCACCCTCTTCGGCACCGGGATTGCCGTTGTTGGCGCTAAGATCGTCGATCGCCCATGAAACCGGGCGTCAACGAAGCATGACCGATCGCCATTGAAACCGCCGCCCTGCACGCAGCGCGCCCCGCCTGTGCGCCGGCCGGCCTCGCCCGCCTCTCTGCACCGGCCGCCGGGCGGCGCTCTGTACGGGCTCCACGGCCCCGTCAGACATCGGGTAGGGTTCTGGGTAGGGTTAAAGGCCGAGAAACCGAAATATATCAATAAAATCAACGGCCCATGGCGGAGAGAGTGGGATTCGAACCCACGGTACGGTTTCCCGCACACACGCTTTCCAAGCGTGCGCCTTAAGCCACTCGGCCATCTCTCCGGAGCGCCCTCTCTTGAAGGGGCGCCGGTGATTTTGCAAGGGATCGCAGGAAAATCGGGTGAATTTTCCGCAAGCCATTGTATTTTAAGGACAATATATGACGCGAGTCGGGGCAACGGAACCGATCTTTGGCTGAACCCGGGGCGGGTATGGCGCGACGATTCACTGAAGGCCATCAATCACGACCGGGGACGCCATGACCATCCGTAACACCATCGCTGCTATGGGCTTGATTTCAGCTCTTGGCTCCGCCTTCGCCGGGCCCGCGCCGGCGCAGGTCTGCACCCGACAGGGCGTCGATGTCAGCTGCGACGACGGAAGGCGCGGGATGCTTTCGGGCGATACCATTCTCTGGCCCGACGGGACGCGCTCGAGCTCGACGCCGCATCAGAGTGTGATCATCGGCAACAAGAGCTCGGTGCATGTCGGACCCGGCGTGTTCGTCGGCCAGGGCAAGGGCATGGCGCCGCTGGATGATCCGAATGCGCCGAACAAGCGGCAATGCGCGATCCTGGACGGCGTGTCGTATTGCTATTGA